GGAAGTCTGACTACCTCTTGTTACTGAGATAGCTGCCATTAGAATATACCGGGGATGATTTGTCCTGTTGTTGCGTATGCACCTACAGCTGCTACGAAACCAAGCATTGCTGCCCAGCCATTAAATCTTTCTGCTTCGTTTGTCATAATTGGATGTTTGTTAATTGGATAGTTTTCGATAACTCTTGGTGGAGTTTCGTTTGGATAGATGTTAATTAATTTGTCTGTCATTATTTTTTGGTGGTTTTTTTCTTGTAAGGTTTTGCTGTTTTCGCTGACCGTTTAAAGTTAGCGGCGGTGGGAGCACCCTTAGAACCCACCTTTCTCATTGTCTCACCAGAGCCAGCTTTGATTCGCTTTCTCTTGGCGTGTATGTTTGCGTAAAGACCTCTTTTAGCCATTAGCGTTTTTTGCCTCCATGTTTGCAGCCACACTTGCTGCCTTTCTTTTTGTAAGCCATTAGCATTTCCAACGTCGTAGTGCAAGTGCCTTTCGTGTAGGCTTGCCGTTTGGTTTTTTCATTGGACCTTTCATTCCTTTGAATCGTGCACAAAAAGATCTCTTGCGTGGACCACCTCCGGGCTGTGGAGCCTTGAGGTTGGAGCCAGTAGCTGCGTTATACTTCTTTCTACCGGCTGCTGTGAGACCTCCCTTACGGCTTTTGTGCTTGCCAATCTTAAGGGATACGTTTTTCTTTTTTACTGCCATTAGGTTTTCTTTAGTCTAATGTTACCAATTCTACTACCACCATGCTCAGGTAAAACTCTTTTATAAGACTTACCATACCCGTCTACACCTGTGTCAATTCTTACATTAGTATGTGGTGCACCCACACCTATTTGTGATATCATCATAGAATTAGGGTTCTGTACTTTATCTAAACCCCCACCCATGCTCTCTATAAAATTGTTAAAATGAAATAACTCTTTTTGTCTGATCGCTGGTGTCCTAATATGATCAAAGTTTCTAAATGGTACAGGGCTGAAATCTTGTGGGATTACAACACCTCCCATATCGCCGGGGTCATAGTCCATTGCGACATCAGGATTAATCTGCATTTGCTGTGCAAGTGGTACAGGCAATCCATGTATCTCAATATCATATTCTCCGGCATTTTGAAACTTACCTCCACCTTGCATATAAGCATCACCACTACCATCTAAAAAGAAGCCTTTTTCAGTTACATAGTTCATATCAAATGAGCTAGGTTCTCTGTCAGCTAGGGTAGCTAAGTTACGGGAAGGTGCTGGTACATAAGGACCAGTAGGTTTAGGTGGATCATATGGCTGACCGGGAGATCCTCCTTTACCGGGAGGAATCTCTTTACCCATAGCTAGCCCCGGCTCTCCTCTGCCATATATAGATAATATTAAATCCTCTTGATAAGACATTACTTTTTCTTAAGTATTTTTTTACGTACTGCTGGTGGTAGTTTAGACATGCCTTTGTTTATTGCTTTCTTCTTTGGTGGTCTACCTTTTTTTGAACCATAGGTTCCTTTTCCCATCGGCATTTTTTTTCTCCTAAAAGTTTACGTTTGGTGATCGTTCTAGTTTCTCCATAATATCTCTACGATATGCTGGATCTTCTTCATAGCGTGGATCAGCCATAGCTCTTACAACTTCCTGTTGACTACGGAACTGATCGTTATTTTGTTTTGGTGCTTTACCTTGTACCATTTTACCGTCGTATCCTACAGCGTCATTATATGCATAGCCTAAAGCTCTGACTGCAAAGAATGCAGCGAGCGGATCTCCTTTAGCCATGACAGCATCAAACATTTGAACCTCTTTTTCATTCAGAGCTCCCTGTGCCCAGTTTATCATGTTAGCGTAGTTCTTTTCTCCGCCTACTACACCTTTGAGTTCTGTAATATCTGCTTCAGAAAAGTCTTTGTTTTGTGGTTGCTGTTGTGATACAGAATCTCGATACTCAAGGTGCATCTGTGCGATCTCATCAACACTTAACTTGCGTAGTGACTCGAGAGATTCTTGAGTATACCCTTCCTCAGTTCCTGATTCATCCCATAACTGATCAAGTATATTCTGTTTTTTCTCAGCTGTTGTAGCTTCAGTCTCTTCTTCTTCTTCTTGTGCTGGCTCTTCTTCTTTTGTGTTAAGCTTCTGCTGTAGCTCAAGATAACCTTTTTCTAACTCTTCAGCATTCTTATACTTACCAGCTAGTAGGCTCTCCTGAGCTTCTTGCATCTTCTCACCAACGGCTAAGGAGTCTTGCTCATCAGCTGAGAGATTGTCGAGACTTGTAGTCTCAACATTAGACTCCATAGTTAGTGTATTTCCTTCCATGTTATTATTGTGGTGGTTGTTGTTCTTCTGTTGGTTGTTTACTTGGATCTAGCATTGGTGCTTTCATTAGAGCTGGTGTAGCATCAATAGCTTTCATTTCAGCTTCTGTTTGTGTTGCTTGTTGCTCTTCTTGTTGCCTTTCTTCCATGCTCTTCACAAGATTAAGTACGTCTATACCTTGTGCAGCTGCTAGTCTTTTAATAACCTCATCTGGATTTATATATTGCATGATAGCATCTGGTCCCATTGTCTGTGCAATTGTTGACAAGAAGCCACCTAGTGCTTGTACGTCCTGACCTCTACCTAGACTATTAATACCAGCTACAATGATAGGCTTCACCATACCTTTTGGTATACGTGGTATCTCACCTGTCTTCTGGAATATGCTAAGTTTTCTATTGAGATAAGGTACGAGGAACTCTACAGTAAGCAATCCGAATAGGCCGCCGAGCTGTTGTTCTAGTTCCATTTGTGTCATGCGTACTTCTTCTGCGGTTGTACGTTCTGACTGCCGAACTGACAGGATTAGGAACGCTTCGTTTAACCGTTTCTCGAGTGTTTGCATGTGCTGCAATGCCGTAGCAAAGTCAGCTGTCTTACCGACTTGTATTACACCTATGTCATCAGGTCTACCTTGTACGATAGCCCCATTGCCAGCTGCTGCTAGCGTTGATGGTTTTGTAGTAGATGATGGTGATACAGTAAACACAACCTTAGCTGCTGCTGCACTACCTTCTACTATAGCTTGGGACAATGCTTCGAGAGACTTAAGATCTCCAATAAATTGTCCTACTCTACCTCTACCATATGCTTCACCATCTACTGTATTAAATCGTAGTGGTAGCCATGGTGTGCTATCGATTGGGGATTTACCTTGTGTACCGGGTATACGTTTATCATGTACCTCTTGATGCCACACAAATCTGTTGTTGTCACGCCTGCAATGCGTGTAGACATCACATTCTTCTTCCTCTTCGTCCTGATCTGTTACCATTTTTTCTGGCATGATCTCGTAGTAGGAAGGGATAAGATCTTTACTGATCCTTTCTTTTGTGATAATTTCAATCACATGGCCGTTGCCGTCTCGTTCTATCACGTAGCGATTAAGAGGGTAAAGCTTCAGTCCTGTCTTGCCCATAAAGATAAGTGCATTACCACCTACAACTAGATGTTGTAATGCTTGGTGTATTACTACACGATCATCTGATGCTGCGATAGCATCAAGGATGGTGCGTTCTATCTTTGCAAAGGATAAGTCAAGTTCTGATTTTACTTCTGGTCCAAACTCTTCACCCAACTGTGATTCATCTAGCTGTAGCTTAAAGAAGCTAGTCTGTGGAGGTACGAGAGATAGTGATAGCTTTGATGCTAACGCTACAACTCCTTTAGCCCCCACGGACTGCCAAGGTGTCTTCAGTTGTTTCATACCTTTATGGTAGTCTTCGTGACCACGTATAAGATATGGTAATGTAAGTTTAGTTGCGTCTTCCGCTTCGGTCAAAAACTGGGAACGATCACTGGATAAATTATCATACCTAGATTTTGCTGTCATTGTTTATGATCCTATTGTCATTCGTTGAGGTCGTTGGAATGTTCTTTTAAAACCTAATTTGTTTTGTTTCCGTCCTCGTAGTTTAAATTTGTAATTAGGGATTTTGAATTTTGAACCTTTCAGAGCATCGTTAAACCCTGAGTCAGTATAACCGCTGCCTGTGCTTGTACCTGTGCCAGTACCAGTACCCGTACCGGTTCCTGTACCAGTTCCAGTACCTGTACCAGTTCCAGTACCTGTACCAGTTCCCGTACCTGTACCAGTTCCCGGACCAGTATAAGGAGTAGGTACTATACCAGTTTTAGGAGGAGTTCCTCCTGTATCTGTTTCTCCTGTATCTGTTTCTCCTGTTTCTGTTTCTCCTGTTTCTGTTTCTCCTGTATCTGTAGCTGTATTAGTATTAGTATTGTTTATTGACAAGCTAGAGGTAGTAGGACTCTTACTACCACCACCGAAGTTTAAGCCTGTTACACTTTCAACAAGTGAACCGGGTGTAATGCCTTTACCACCACCTGTTAGTTTTTTAATAGATCCTCCTTGTTCAGATGCAACTGAGTCTGGATCACCAAAGTTACCAGCAATATTCTGGGCAACTTGTGTTAGAGTTGTGGCATCAAAACCTACACCTTGCTGTATATTAGTATGTGTTGATCCCTCGTAACCTTCTCTTGCTATATCTGTTAGTTTACCAGATAGTACTCTGTTAGCTAGTGACCCCATTATTCCCATCTGTTCTTTATTTAAACCTTTTATCTTTTCTGATTCTGGATTGAATGAAGCGATGATTTTGTCTTGAAGTGTACCTGTACCTTGTGATGCTTGGAATGCTCCTCGTGCAGCTAGTCCGTAAGCAGAGTCAGTACCTATATCTCTAGCAAAATTAGAAATCATTTTGTAAGTAGAATCTCTATCACCAATCGTAACTTTACCTAGCTCATCTTTTAACTTATTCCTAAGATCACCAATTTGCATCTTGAAGTTAGGGTTCAGACCATACTGCTCACCATAGTTTTGTGTTAAATTACTGGCTAACCCAGCATCTATACCTGATGTAGCTAGATTTTTTATTTTCTCAGTGTCTGCTTTTGCGAAAGCATCAAGCTTACCACGAAAACCTCCTTCTGCTTTTGCAATATCTGTTGCAGCATCAAGCGAACCAAAGGTTTTATTAACATCCTCACGAAACTCAGCGTTAGTAAAATATTTACGCAAGTCTTTAAGGCCTGCTATCGGGTTAGCACTAGCATATCCAAGAGCATCACCAAGGCTATCAATGTTTCCTCTGATTACTCCAGCTTCATTTCTAAACTTGTCGCCTTCTTTTATTCTATTCTTTTCGTAACTTTTTTCTCCTTGTGCAGCTGCTCGTTTATTAGCTTCTGCTTGAAGCTTACCAGCTGCACTAATACCGAATGCTCCGGCTGGTGCAGTAGTCGACACTGGTTTAGATGTAGGAGTCATCTTAGAGATATCTCTGTTCTCATCAAAGCCGTGCGTCATGTAGTGCTTACGAGCCGCAGCTTCATCAGTACCAAATGCAGCTCTAAGATCTTTGTATCGGGCTAAGTATGATTTAGCATCAAAGCTCTTTAGTTTCTTATCTAAGTTTTTCTTTCTTGCTGCTTGAACCCTCTTTGCTTGTTGTTCTGCTTGAAATTTTGCGTTCCTTATTCTGGCAGCATCTTGTATTTTCTTTCTTTGACTTGCTCGATAGATAGATATAGTACTACCTTTTTTACCAGCAGCTCCTTTACCTTTTACACCACCAGTCAATCCAGATCTACCACGAGCAACTCTCGCTTTAAACCTCTTCTGAACTTTTTTACGTTGAGCTGCTCTCCGGGCTCTGTTTCTTCTTTTAGACATTACTCATCCTTACTGATACGTTTGTTATACCACTCGACCACCGAGCGTTGACCAGCTAAGTACATGACTTCGCTGATGCTTTGCTTCGGATGTGGATTAACAGGTGGGAAGTTTTCTTCTAGCTCTACTTGTATAGAACTAATCGTTGGTCCAATGATGGACTCAAGCATATTGTGGGAGGTTGGTGTTTGCATGTTCAAAGAATGCTGGCATACGAGCTGCTTTTGTGTCAGAAAACTGTGGGGCTTTGCCCTGATACATTAACTGATCGCTTGCATCCAGCCAAAATTTTTTGCTTAAATATTTATCAGTATTGTTTTCTGTTAAGGGTTGTAGTACCCATTGTATAGTTGCCTTCCGAAGCTTATCCAAAGAAGAGCTAGGAACAAGCCCCAACTCAGCAC